ATAGTAATGAAGCTCAGTATTGTAATTAGCATCTGGAGTAGGTCCGAGTATAACTGCTGTATCACTAAATATTGCATAATATTCTGGCTTTCCATAAAACGGAGTATCAGTATCAGGAAAAGATTCTCTAATAAAGTTTACGTCTTTATTTAATAAGTATGTGTATTCATTATTTGCATCAATAACAGCCATACTAAAAGTAGATAACCAATCACTAGGTAAATTTAAATATTTATTACCTGATGTCATATTACCTGTAACATTTTTACGTAAGTCAGGCAGTTGAACTGTATTATATATTCTTTGTTCAGCTTGCTGTATAAATGTATTTACATCAGTAGTGCTATACTGGTTTTCTGTATATGATTGTACAGCTGCTACAAGTTCTGTATAGTTCATTACCTATCCTTATGCCATTGGGCCGCGTGCTTTTGTACCTTTTGTCGCTGCGCCATTACCGCGTGTTACTACACCTTCAGTCTTAACATCCTTTTCAGGATAGCCAGCTGTGTTTGGTGTTGCTACCACTTCTGGTTGCTTGTAAGTATGATTACAGCCTTTTCTATCTTTGTTCATTATTATACTCCTAAGTTGTTGTTACAGTAACCGTGCCAACTCCGCCGGTTGCTTCCAAATTATCTTCTAAGCCTGGTAATGCTAGCCCATTATTTAAGCCAACTGGATTCCAGCCATATTGATAATCTCTTTGTTCTGCCAAGTTTGTGTCTGGTCTTGGGTCTTCTACTGCCTGTGGGTCATCAACAGGATACATACCTTGCATGTTCTGTGGATGGTCTGGTTCCCAACATTCTTTGCAGACTTTAATATTTGTTTCTGTAGTCTTTATAAATAAGTCTTTTAGTTCTTTTAACTTATATTGAAAACCACATCTATCACATTCTGCTATGGCATGTTTACCAGACGTATACTTTCGTCCCATAGCGTTTCCTTATAAATATTGCCGACGGGGTGCAAGTCTTAAATCGGCTTTTTCTCTATCTTCAGTTGAAGCTAACATCCATTGTTCTTCATATTCATTTTTTAACATCTGTGTTCTCATATCAGCACCAGGTAATTTCATACTTAAATAAAAAGCTAAACCTGCTACTAAACAAGGCAAGAATCTAAATGGTATATCTTGAGTATTAACGCCGTTCCCTGCGTCCTCAATTCGCTTCAGTCTCCAATAAACAAATGTGTAATTATTTGTATCAGGTGCAGGCCATACGTTAATCTGTGGTTGACTTGCTTGTCTATTTATCCAAACTTGTATTGGTCTACCTGTTGCATTTTTATTAGGTATGGTACCGTATGTAGGAGCAGATATTCTTGTTATGTTAATATCTTGTTGATTCTGTCCTGTACCTGTTCTAATCACTTGTTCAATTAAGTCTATTGTATCAGCTGGAAGATTATAGTTAATAGTTCCACTTGTTAAAGATACATTACCTTCTTCAATAGTCCAAAGGTTAATTCCTCTATTTGCCCATTCTGCAGTAAGTAAGTTTAAACTACGTCTTGCAGTTCTTAAATCATATCCTGTACGTAGTTCAGCACCGCATCTCTCAAACGCCTCTTCGACTATTTGATTTAAGTCCATATTAAATGTTGCTGTTCCTGATGTAGCCATTTATTTCTTCCTTGTTGTCTTCCTACGTTTTAGTGGAGCAACTCTACGTGGTTTGCCTGCTGGTTGTCCCAAACTTTTCTTCTGAGATATTCTTGACTTCTTCTCAGCTGCAGTCATTTCTCCTGATGTCTTAGGAGTTTTGCTAGACACTCTTTTACTAGGTCTGCAATAAGGAGTACCACGAGATTCTCCTTTCTTCCTGCCACATGCTTTGCCAGTTCTAACATCTTTCCAATCTTCTTTGAACCAGCGTTTTAGTGCGGCACCTTTAGCTGTCTTTCGGACTGCCATTAAATCATTCTACCTCTAGTTTTACCTCTTTTAGCACAGCCATCGCCTCTATGCTTTTTAACCATGCCGCCTTTTTTCATGTTTTTCTTTTTAGCTTCAGCCATGTCCTTACGCCCTTTGTTTCTTCCTTGAGCGCCGGTATTATTTTTTAATCTAGGGTCGTCGTCTTTTAAAGTAGGTAATTCATCTTTTTCACTAAATCCAGCACCATAAAGTTCACCTAAATACTTTCTAGCTTTAGAGCCTTCCATAAAGTCTTTCTGTTCTTTTAACCCTTTAGCATATTTTTTTTGAAACGCGGTAGGTTGATTATCAGAATCTAAATGTTTAGCTCCTTTTTCTTTTTTACCTTCAGTGATTCTAGACTTCATATAGTCTTTTCTTTTAGTCTTATCTACCATTTTATTTACCTTTATTTTTTCTGCATTTAGCGATGGCACCTGAAGCATATGCACTAGGAAATACTTTGTAACTTGCTTTTACTTTGCGGTAGCATGCGTCTTTCACACTACCACCTTTTTTCAAAGCTACAGGCTTCATGGCTTTGCCCATGCCGCGACATTTCATCATACGTTGCGACCTCTAGTTTTACCTCGCATTGCACATCCATCAATTTTACCGCCATTTTTCATTTTCTTGACTCCGCCGCCGTATGCCATTTTCTTTTTGGTTTTCTTTTTCTTGTGGTCTGAGTCTTTCATAAGTTTACCGTCTGGCATATAATGCTTACCTTTAGGGGCTTTCTTTTTAACTTTACCACCTTTTTTTAGGTATCCCATATCATTACGTACACCTTCAGGTAGTTTAGCTAGTCCAGGGTTTTTTTCTGCATCTACAGCTTTTAAACCTCCGCCTCCAGCCATTTTAATTTTACCGCCCATCGCCTTCTTTCTCATGCCACCGCACCCAGCCATAATATTCTCCTTATACCATACGTCCTTTAGTTTTACCACGTTTAGCACAGCCATCAGCTCGTTTAGAGCAAGATGAAACTTTACCGCCTTTTTTATAATTATTTTTTGTCATACCCATACCAATCTTACCGCCAGCTTTTTTCTTTTCCTTAAGCATATTTCCACTCATAGGTCCTGGTTTAACCATTCCAACTCCTGGATTCATAGATTTCATAGATTTCATAGGCTTAGATTCTTCTCTAGGCCCAAACGTCTCCATGTCTTCAGTAAGAATTTTTTTCATACGAGCTTCTTTAGCCATGTCCTTAATACGCTTTTTTTCGTCTTCAGGTTTAATTACTTTTTTCTTTTTATCGCCCATCATTTTCTCCTTTTGGACTTTGGTTTCTTTGTAAATTCTTTACCTACTTTTGTAGGCACGCCTACTTTCTTTGCAAATTTAGGGTTATTAGCTACTGCTTCCATAAACCTTTTTTGTTTCTTACTTTTTGGAGGCATCTATTTTTTTATTTATCTTACGTTGTTTTAACCAAGCTTGAACAGTTTTAGTTTCGTAAATCCTAATACCCGTCCAGATGATTGTAAATAAAGCCGCTATCGCCGGTAACCAAGCTAGGACTGAACCTACTGCCGTGAATACCGATGCTGCGTCTACTGCGTGTTTTGTTGATTCATCCATATGGTTCATTACCTTTGTTAACATTTCCATCTTCTACGCGCTTGACGTAGCCTCGAGTTAGGGTCTTTAGCTGCTTTAGGAAAGTCTTTCATCTGCCCTGCACTTCTTGCACAGAATGACTTACGTCTCTTAGCATCTTTAGAACCTTTCTTGACTTTACCCGTAACTGCTGTTTTTAGTTTAGAACCTGGGTTAGCTTTGCGATAGGCTTTGACACCTTTCTTAGTCATACCCGCACCCTGCTTAGTCGGACGAAAGTTGCCCGACTTTACAGAAGTTTTGATTCCCATGCCTTTTTTCTTTTTAGTAGTTGCCATTAAACACAATCTCCTAAAGCCTCAAACCATTTCTGCTGACATTCTTTGTCAGGGCAAGGAACAGTTTCTTTAGGCTCGTTTTCCATATTAACTATGGAAGATAGTCACAGATGTGACGTTGGTCAATGTGCAGTAAACTTCATCTGCAAAAAGAACTCCTTGGTCAGGAATTACTACGTCGTGTCCACCGATACCTGCTGGTGTAACCACTGTTAATAGTGTGTCGCCTGTAGAGCCATTTTTTAAGACAATAGAACCTGCTGTAGCAGAAGATACATAGTTAATACTTCTGACACGAGCTCTGTGATTCACTGCTGTACCTGGAGATGATGCGGCAACAAAGTTAGTTGCTTTTACATCTGAAGCCATAGCTATCTCCTATTATGATGGTGTTACTGAAGATGTACCGTCTGAACCATACCATACATCAGTAGCGCCACTACCTGAAGCTGTGTAAATTAAGCCATCATCTAAGTCTGTCACTTGAAGACCAGCTACTTTATTTGTTGTATTTAATGCATTAGTAGCACTGCCTAAAGCTGCTGCAGCACCTGTTTGAGCTTTTGATACAAATCCATTGTCAGCATTGACTGGACCTGAAAAGGTTGTTGTTGCCATTTAGATTTCTCCATACAAAGTTAAACTTATCCGTCGTGTATGCGTCTGCTGGGGCAGTCTGATAAGCCATATGTTCCCAGATATTTAAATCATACTCTATTTAACGTTATTATACAACAAAAAAGGGGCTACATAGCCCCTTGTTCGCGAACTTGGAAGAAGATTACTTGTTACATACGTACATTGTTACTTCAAAACCAAATCTCATTTCTGTTGCTGATGGTGTTGTCCACATAATGATACTCCTTCTTTTTAAATTTCAGTCTAAGCTGATATATGTATTGTATTGATAATAAAAATAAAAACTATAAAGAAAACCATGAGTTAAACATAAAAAAAGACCCAGCCGAAGCTGGGTCCTAGGAGGAAAAGCACTTAATTAATTAAGCACCTTGTGAGCCCCACATACCTAGTGGGTCTGACCAACCGAATGAGTAACGCTCACGAGCTTTATATCGTACGTTACCTGTATCGAAGTCACCGTCCATTGAAGTTGTCAATGGTGTTCTTTCGAAGTGTTTCATACCGTTAGGTACGTCGGTTGTTAAGAAGTATGCATCAGTATCTGTTAAGAAGTGATTTACTGCATAGCCTTCTGGAATCGCACCATTACTACGTAACGCGTTAGTATCGTTATCAGCAGTACCAACTCTTTGGTCAGTTTCTAATAAACGAGTAGCCACGAACTGTAATGCTGGTGGGATAACTAACTTACGTGGTTTAGCAGCAATTAATAAACCTCTTTCATCTGTCCAACCAGCTAACTGAATAACTGCGTTTTCTAATGAAGTTTCGTTTAAGTCAGCAGCCACTGCTTGAGTGTTGCTGTTTGTGCCACCATTTACCAATGGGTGGTCTGTAGCAAATAATGCTTTAGCATCACCACCTGGATAGTTAGTGCCGTCAAAGCCGTTGTTTAAAACGTTAGCAGCTTTAACTTGTTTTGTGTAAGACATAGCACGAGCTAATGCTTTAGTATATCTAGCAGATAATGTGTCGTAGAGGTTATCTTCAACAGCTTCTTCTGTTAGTGAGAAACCTAAAGCAACGGTTTCGTGGTTATATCTTGCTGTCCAAGCTTCTTGTGCATTGTCATAAGAGATAGCTGCGCCTTCCCCTTTAACTGGTGCACTACCAAAGCCTGATAGTTTTGTTTCTTCTTCGAAACTTCTTTCTGATGATTCTGTTTCGTAGATTTCTTTGTGCTCTTCACCATAACGCTGGTATTCCATACCGAATAAAGCATTAAGGCCTGGGAGCAACTCTTTTAATAACTGAGCTCTTGAAATTGCCATG